CTTTTCTTTTTCTTGCTGGTCGGAGGCTGCACTAGCAGCTGCCTCCGCTTTCCTCCGTTTCGTTTTGGCCTCGCGGCCAGATCTTAACTTCTGCCATCGCTTTTCTCCCTTCCGTAGAGTTTGTATTTGATACTTGATTCTGACCGGTTCATCTTCTCTGAGATCTCTCTGATTGTGAATCCCTGCTTCCGGAGCATCTTCATCTGGCTTACTTCGGTCTGCGTCCAGTTGTATTTGTGTGATATGTCATTCTTCCTTTTTTCTTTAAACCAGGGGTACTGCATGAACAGTGTGTCATCGGTTACTCTGGCCGCATTCCAATCTTCCGGATGTTCTTTCATGTATCTGATGATGTCCTGCTGCCGGTACATCACGTATGGATTCTTTCGGACGCTTTTCAGTCCTTTGCGCTCCCAGTATTGGATTGTCCGGTTCTCGACTCCCAGGATCCGCGAGAGGGTGTTCCTGGTCAGCATGTCTGTGTTCGCTATAAATCCTCCAATGCCGAGCCGCTGCCTTTTAAGAAAGACCGCATTTTCCGACCGGTTCAGCTTCCTGGCTACCGTGGCGAGCGGATATGTTTCTGTTAATTCTTCGAGTCGGATCAGTTCCTCCTGGCTCCATGCCCTTCCGCCCATCTAGGCACCTCCTTAGCTTCCGTCAAAGTTCGGAATAAATCTCTCATCTAGTTTCTTTCCGCATTTTGTGCAGACTTTATATTGAGTCTCGCCGCTCAGGTTGAAGTACGGCTCTTGTCTTCTGAACCACTCGCCATGGTGTCTGCAGAATAGCTGCGCGATCCACGGCTTTGGATTATTTACTCTGCTTTCCTGTTCCATTGCCTTTCCTCCTTCTCCTGAACGCTGCAGGTTTTCGATGCATCGGCAGGCCATGCATCTTCCGCCAGTTATTGGTCATGTGACTCAATGGCTCCGGCTTCAATGCTTCCGCGAATCTCCGGAGCGCATATGTGGCGGCGGCTGCACTGAATCCAACCTGCGCCAGTGATGCGCGTACTTCCGGTAAAGGATCCGGTTCCGGATGTTCTGGTTCGAAGCGCTTTTCGTATTCCTTTATTTGCTCCGCCTTGGCATCCAGCGCCGCAGCTATACTGGACGCTACCTTCTCGTCCGCGGCCCTTGCTAATCTGAATACCTGAGCTATCTTGCGGCCGATTTCTTTTAATGCTCCTTTCGTGAAGCGATTGTTCGGCTCATATTTCAGCTCTATGGATCTCACTTCTCCATCATCGTCTGTGTGAACCTTCATGTCCGTGAGGTTCAGTTCCTCTACGACGTCTTTCAGTGGCTTTGTGTATACGTCATTCAGTTTCATCTCTCTACCTCCTATTCAAAGTACGCGCGCCAGTCATCCACGACTGTCTTGGCCATGTCTTCTTTTCTAGCCAGCGCCTTGCCGATCATCTCATCCACGGTTCCCTCGGTCTCTAGGTCGATGTATGTGCAGGTGTTTCTCTGGCCGATTCGGTGGATCCTGGAGAGGCTCTGTTCGTATGTGGCGTAGTTGAAGTTCTTTGAATAGTAGACGCATGTATCTGCAGCTGTCAGGGTAACTCCGACGCCGAGGGTGTCGATCTGGCCGACGATGATCACGGTGTCCGGATCTTCCTGAAACTGTTTGATGATCGGTCCGCGGTCTTCTTTCTTAATTGCTCCATAGATGGCCACCTGCTTCTTTCCTGTCTTCTGGAATGTCTTATCTATCATTTTCATGATGGCGGTTACTTCCGGGATAAACCTTGCGAAAATTACCAGCTTCTTTCCTGCGCCTAGTACGTAGTCCTCGATGATGTCCTGGAGCGCATCCAGCTTCGCTGTGTTGACGAGCTCCGGCTTGTCGCTGTCGTCTGTGACCAGGAATCCTCCGGCCAGCTGCTGCAGTCTCAGGAGCCTTGTCAGCACGGTTGTGGCCGTGATCTTGTCTCCGTTAGATAACTCTGCATAGCTGCTTCGCTTGATCTGGTTGTATAGGTCTTTTTCCTTTTTGCCGAGCTGGACTTTTCTCTTGATGAACGTCTGCTCCGGCAGGTCGATTGCTTCTTCCTTCGTGATTCTGAATGCGATCGAGTGCTCTTTTCGGATCAGACCGTCCAGGTCTTTGTATCCGACTATCTGCTTCCGGTTGAATCCTCCCATGATCGCGTACCGGTTTCTGAATTGATAGAAGTTCCGGCCGAAGATCGAAGCGTCCAGGAACCGGTACTGACTCCATATGTCGATTGCATCATTCTGTACCGGTGTTCCGGAGAGGATGAGCTTGTACCTTGCCTGGTCTCCTAACTTATGTATTGCTTTGCTCTGCTCTGCGTCGTGTGTCTTGATTCGCTGGCTCTCATCGCATATAATCAGATCAGCGTCGTACTCCTGGAGCTTCTCAAACAGTCCATCTCTCCAGGTTGATTCGTAGTTGATCACGGCGACCTTGAGCGCTTTGAACGGGAACGCCTGCAGGTCTTCAATCATTCGGATCCTCTGTTGCTTCGTTCCAAGGAGCGCCTTGCAGGTCACTTTGAAGTCTGCGACCTCTGCGATCTCTTTTGGCCAGACCGACACGACGGACGTTGGTGCGATTACCAGGACTCTCTGGATCGCGCCTTTTTCATATGCGGCTCCTGCGATGGCTATTGCAGTTCTGGTCTTGCCGCATCCCATTTCAAATAAAAGACCGAAGCCCTTATTTGTGTTGGCTGCCATTTACTTTCCTCCTTCACTTATTTGCTACCGGCTCCAGCTCCTGGAACTCGGCTCCATCCATCAGCTCTCTGTCTTTCAGGATGTCTTTTCCGCTTATGCTTCTGATTCCCTGGTATTCGTAGTCCTCGTTCTGCCCGCGGTTGTATCGTTTGTTATATTCCGGATTCTGCAGCCGCTCGTATTTTCCACGCGTGGCCAGCGCTGTCCGGTTCAGCTTCTCTGCGATTAGTGTAAAATCGTAGCCTTCGTCTACCATGCGGCACAAGGTTTCCACCTCGTCCTCCGTCCATTTTCGGGGGGGGCACCGCACGGGCTTCTTATTGATTCCAAGGTCTAGGATCCTGCGCTTGATGGCTCCTTCCGAATGTCTCAGCTCTGCTGCCAGGTCGCTGTATGTATATGTCCCTTTGCTGAGCAGGTACCGGAGCTTGTCGTCTTCCGTCTTCGTCCATGCTGCGTTGTGCTGGCCGTGAAGCTGCAGCTTTTTATAATCCGCCTTGCGCTTCACATCCACCCAGTCAGGTTCTGCTCCGAGACCGTATTTCTCGAACCGGGAGAAGTCCAGGATGCTCTTGTTATCCTCGGCCCATTTCCAGAATGCATCAATGTCGATCACCCTGAAGCGGTTCTTCTTCACTACGTGCCATTTGACCGGCAGTCCGTATCGGATCAGCTTGTCGCTGGTGTAGCCGAGCATGTTCTTTCCGTAGATTGCAAGCATGAGCTGGTTCAGGGATATCCTTGTGTCTCCGGCCAGGTGTGCGCCGCATCCGAGCCGCTGCGCTCTGACGATGATTGCATTCTCTGATCGGCCGAGAGCTTTGGACAGTCCTTTGATGGAGACCGTGCCCCATTTATCCTGCAGGTAGGCTTCCTCTTTCTCGGTCCACTGTTTCTTCTTCCTGGGTGCATCAACGAGTTTTCTCATAGTCCAGGCACCTCGATTCTTTGAATGCGCGCGCCATCATCTGAGCTGTTTCGCCTTCGTAATTGCCGCACATTCCTTCGTTATCAATATCCGCATAGACTCTCCTGAAGAAGTCATCAAATCTATTGTTTGCGTAGTCTTTTGCGAATTCCTTTGGAATCTCTAACTGTATGATCATCGTCTCCTGCCTCCCTTCGTGCTCATATGTGGGTAGTCGCGGCCTGCGTATGCTTCTCTGTCCCAGGAGAGCTTCTTTCCGCACCAGTGACAGTGCGTGTGGCCGACCTGTGTTCTCTTGCCGCAAAGCGGGCAGGTATAAAGCCCTGCTGCACGTCTGACCGCCATTGCTGGCTGTTCGTACTTCTGGCTCATCTCTGATGCCTGAGCTGTTGCTTTGCTGTAGTCTGCGACGATGTCCGCTGCTTCAGTCAACGCATCCAGGTCGTCGTTCCATGACTCTCCACCATATTCGTTCCGGGCGATCTCTTTGATTTTGCTCTTGGTGATCTCCAGCTGTTCGATGATTTCATCGTATGTCATAGTTGCCTCCTATTCTGATTTCAGTACCTCTTTTGGATCCGCGAGGCCGAACGTCAGGAGTGCCATGTTGGCTGCTCTTACCTGATGCTCGTAAAGGCTGCCCTGCACCGGGTATTTGACCAGGGCCTCCGGTTCCTTCTCGACTCGCATCTTATCTACGGCTCGCTGCGTTTCATCCAATCGCTGCCTGTAGCTTTCTATGGCCGGTGGCAGTCTCACGATCTTGGAGAGCTTGTCCAGCAGTTCCTTGCTGCAGTCTCCGATCATCATGTTTTTGCGCCGGTCGTACTTCATTGAGTTCCAGGACTTTATGATTGCCATCTGTGTATTGTCCACCTCGATCAGCATGATCTTTCCGTCCTTCATTGCCATTTTCAATCTTCGTTACCTCTTTTCTGCTTCCGATCTGAGCCAGGCACGCACTTGTGAAGCGCTGCTGGTACCCATCCGTCAGCTTGACTTCCATTCTGATTCCCATTGTCCTCACTCTTTCTCTGTGTAGAAGGTGTGCGCTCCGTGTGTGAATAACTTCTGCAGGTTCCTGCTATGCCAGGTGCTTTCGTCGCTGGCCTTTTCAAAGTAGAGGGCTCCTTGGCTTTCATCCCAGTGCTCTACTGTGATCAGCTCCATTGCCTTCATGCAGTCGGCATCCGGCTCCACCTTGTCATATCTGCCATTGCTCACCGGCGTGAATGCTCCGTCCTGCATGATCACTTCTTCGATCGTGTCCGGGAACCTTGCATCCCATACCCGGTTCAGAACTACCAGCATGACCAACGCCTTGCCTTCGGTGTCCTCTGATTCAGCTTCAGCCATTGCGATCTTCTCTAGCAGGTAGGCGTCGCTTGCATCAAAGTCCATGCTATGTATCAGCCCTGTCCGCGTTTGCTCCTGGTAGAGCTTCCATTCTGCTTCCTGGTCCTTCTGGTATTGTTCCTGGTAGTCTCTGATCATCTGAGCTTCCTTCTCTGCTTCCTCACGCTCCCGTTGATGGTATGCATCTCTTTCTCGGCTCATCTGTTCATATTCTTCCTGGGTGTACCATTGACCGTTCTCTGCCTGGAATCGGTAGGGCTCATAGTCGTCTGGATCCGGGAGTGGAGCTGCTATGCACCAGGCT